TTTTTTGTAAGTAGGCGGTTATGGTGCCTTTGCCTGATCTCTTTTTACCAGTGATGCCTAACAGAATAGGGATTGCCATATAGGTTCCTGTATCGAAGTGTGGAAAAGCGCATATAGTATATACCTTTGCCACAGTTCACAATTTATAATACCATCCCCACCTACCTTTACTTATTAACATAATACGGATACCCCCCATGTCAGAGAATGAGACTACAGAGACCGATGATCGTATTGAGGTGGATGATATTGATAACCCCAATGAACTTACCGACTGGGAAAAAGAACCTACCTTAAAAGATTTGAAGGCTGACCTGTCAGAGGCCAAATCAGGTCACGACACCCAGATGTCTAAGATACGTACATGGCTTGATAACCTGAATGTCACTGGATCAGCTAAGATAAAGACCAGCAAAAAACAATCCTCTGTGCAGCCCAAACTAATACGTAAACATGCTGAGTGGCGTTACTCTGCCTTAAGTCAACCATTCCTAAGCACTGATGATTTGTACAATGCTGAGCCTATGACCTCGGAGGATAAAGACTCATCTGTTCAAAATGGTTTGTTGCTAAACCACCAGTTCAATAACCAGTTGCAGAAAATCAAGTTTATCAATGACTATGTACGCACTCTAGTTGATGAAGGTACGGTTATTGTGCGTACCGGCTGGGACTTCCAAGAAATAGAAGATAAATTCATGGTCCCGATCTTTGAGATACATCAATCTAATGAGCCTAAGCATGCACGCCAACATCAAATCACGGGTGCTTTATCACAAAATGACCCACTAGCTTATGAGCAATTACCTGAGGAGATACGTGAGGCTTTTGAGTTCACTATGCGTACCGGACAATTACACACTGCTGTGGAGGTTGGTGAGGAGGAGCAATCTGAGTTCCGTACTACAGTAAACAAACCTACCGTTGAGGTGTGTGACAACCGTAACGTAATTATAGACCCTACTTGTAAGGGTGATTTGGATAAGGCTGAGTTTATTATCTACAGCTTTGAGACATCCAAATCTAACCTCAAGAAGGCAGGTATCTACAAGAACCTGGATAAGATAAGTATCGAGGCTAACTCAGTTCTATCGACTCCAGACCATGAGAGTGACGACGATGAGACCTTTGGTTTCGATGATGACGCCCGTAAGAAGTTTGTGGCTTACGAGTATTGGGGTTACTACGATATCGATGGTTCAGGTATTACTAAACCGATTGTTGCTACATGGGTAGGTGACACCCTTATCCGAATGGAGGAGAATCCTTTCCCGAATAAGAAGCTACCATTCGTATCGGTACCTTACTTACCTATTCGACGCTCAATATACGGTGAGCCTGACGGCGCCCTGCTTGTTGAAAATCAGGCGATCGTAGGTGCTGTTACTCGTGGTATGGTGGATCTACTTGGTAAAAGTGCCAATGGCCAGATGGGTACTCGTAAGGATGCATTAGATATCACCAACAAACGTAAGTTCGACGCTGGTGAGGATTATGAGTACAATGGTGCCATAGACCCTCGTATGGCCTTCTTCCAGCACACTTATCCTGAGTTCCCACAATCAGCCAGCCTCATGCTTAATATGCAGTTTGCAGACGCTGACAGCCTTACAGGTATCAAGGCATTCAGCTCTGGTATCACAGGCGCTTCGTTAGGTGAGAGTACTGGTTTAGGTAAGTCTGCCCTTGATGCTGCTGCCAAGCGAGAGTTCGACATCCTACTTAGACTAGGTGAAGGTATCCGCCAAACAGGTTTGATGATCGCCTCAATGAATGGGGAATTCTTGTCAGAGGAAGAGACTGTTCGTATTACGGCTGAAGAGTTTGTGGTCATACGTCGCGACCAGTTGACTGAGAACTTTGACCTTCGTTTGACGATCTCTACTCCAGAAGCTGATGAGCAGAAAGCACAAGAGTTGGCCTTCATGTTGCAGACACTTGGGCCATCTGAAGATCCAGGCCTACGAAAATTAATCTTGGCAGAGATAGCTACATTGCGTAAGATGCCGCACCTAGCACGTAAACTCGCTAAGTTTGAGCCTAAACCAGATCCAGTGGCTCAAGAGAAAGCCATGTTAGAGATCCAGTTATTGAAAGCTCAGATCCAGACAGAGATGTCTAAGGGTCCAGAGAATCAAGCCAACGCTATGTTAGACCAAGCTAAGGCCCGTGAGATTGGAAGTACAGCAGATCTGAAAGATTTGGATTATGTTGAAACTGAATCGGGTGTGAAGCAGGCTAGAAGCTTAGAGCTGGCAGGAGAACAAGCTGCATCAAATATTGAACGTGATCTTGTACAAGGGGCAATGAAAGAACGCCTTGAAGACAAGAAAGCTGTAAAGAAATCCGCTGAGTAATCAGCAAAACTAGGGGGCATTTTGCCCCCACCACTATCTGAACCGAAAGGTCAGGACACGAGGCTATACCATGTCACAAGAATCACAAGCAATCGAAATCTCAATTGAATCCGCAAAAAAGGGCATCGCTAAAAACGCTGCCCTTTCTCGTTTAAGTAAGAACAAAGACTTCCAGACGGTAATCGATACTGGTTACTTTTCTGATGAGGCATCCCGATTAGTATTACTACGTGGCGCACCCCAGATGCAGACCCCTGAGCACCAGTCAGGCCTTATGCGTGAGATTGATGCTATTGCATACCTACGCCAGTACTTCTCTACAATCTCCATACAGGGCCAGCAGTTAGAGCGTTCATTGAAAGCGGATGAAATTACCCGTGATGAAATAGCTGAAGAAGAGGGTCAGTAATATGTCTGTAAATACTGTAGCCGCTGAAGGTGCTAGCCTTGAATCCCTAGACATGTCGGATGAAGACTTCATGGAAATGGAACTACCGGGTATAGAAGACCCGGCCCCGGAAGGGGAAGGGGAAGATGATACTCCTGCCGGTGATCTTGATGACGACCTTTCAACCAGCCCTGATAATAATGATGATGCCTCTTCAGATGACGGCACAGAGGTTGATAAGGATGCCTCTGACGACGTTACGGATGAAGGTGGTGTAGATACTTCAGATGAAGATAAAGACGCTGAGGTAGACGCAGAGGGAGAAGTAGTAGATACTCCTGAAAAAGAAGTAGAACTATTGCCTGAAAGACTCCGTACTTTCAAAGCAAATGGGAAGGACATCAGCATAGAGAATGTGGATGAAGCCCTACAACTTATGCAAATGGGAGCAAACTACGGTAAGAAGATGACGGGCCTGGCCCCGCACCTTCGTATGATGAAGATGTTAGACAACAACGGTTTGTTGAGTGAAGACAAAATAAACCGGTTGATTGATCTGGATAAGAAAGACCCTGCAGCCATCGCAGCACTGATCAAGGAAAGCGGTTACGACCCACTTGAATCTAGTAACGAAGGTGCGGGGGATTCTTATAAGCCTAAAACTTACAATGTTGGTGACCAAGAAGTAGAACTTGACGCTGCCTTTGACGCAATCGAAGGAACAAGCAGCTACCAAGAAACTCTCAAAGTCGTAAGCACTAAGTGGGACAAGTCCAGTAAAGAAGCCATCGTTGCAGATCCTTCAATCATTGGAACCATCAATGCACATATCGAGAACGGTACGTATGCACAGGTTCAAACAGTGATTGATAAAGAAAGGATGTTGGGGCGGTTGAAAGGTGTTTCTGATATTGAAGCTTATCAGCAGGTTGGTAATCACATGCAGAAGAACAATATGTTCACAGGGCAACAAACAGCCCCTGCTAAGAAGCCAGCCGCTAAGAAAGCTGTAGACCCAAAAGTACTTAAAGACAAGAAGCGAGCCGCTGGCTCGACAAAGAGTTCGCCTGGTAGCAAGAAGTCTGCTCCGTTTGATCCGCTTAATGCGACAGATGAGGAGATTCTGGCTATGGGCAACAAGTTTTAACCCAACCCTGTAATCCATTAGGAGCACAAAATCATGACTATGCAGTATAGCGACCCGATCGGCGCGCAGTTTCGCGTTGACTTTTATAACAAAAAGGCTCTCATTGAAGCGAAGAAGAAGCAGTTCTTCGGTCAGTTAGCCGACACAATCTCCATGCCTAAAAATCGTTCAATATATCTACCTACCTTTGCTGGATGATGCCAACATTAACGATCAGGGTATTGATGCCAACGGCGCCTCTACTGTGATGTCAGCAACCATTGGCATCAGTCGTCCTGATGAAGCCGAAGACAATCAGTACACCACTGAATACGTTATGCGTGAAGGTGCCAACGCTGCCGCAGCTATCGCAGCTACGAATGCCGCTGCCTTGATTGTGGTTGGTCAGATGTCTGGTTTGGACATCACCGTATCTGCTAATGACAGCATCACTAAAGTCAAAGCGATCCTTGAAGCTCGTGACCCAGCTTGGGTTATCGATACGACTGAAGCGCAGACTGCAACCGTAGTCCCTGAATCAGGTAACTTATACGGCTCAAGTAAGGATGTTGGCACAATCGCTGCCAAGATGCCTGCCCTGTCTGAAACTGGTGGTCGTGTTAACCGCGTTGGTTTCACACGTAAGCAAATCGAGGGCAACCTTGAGAAGTTCGGTTTCTTCGATGAATACACCAAAGAGTCTTTGGACTTTGATACTGACGCTGAATTGGACATGCACGTAACTCGTGAGATGGTTCTTGGCGCTAGTGAAATGACTGAAGATGCTTTGCAGATCGATTTATTGAATGCTGCTGGTGTTATTCGTTTCGGTGGTGAAGCCACTACTACCTCTACTCTTACTGGTGAGAATGGTAGCGTTGCTTCCCTTCCTACTTACGGCGATCTGATGCGTCTATCAATCGACTTGGATAACAACCGCTGCCCTAAGAACACCAAGATCATCACTGGTACTCGAATGGTTGATACTAAGACTATCGACTCTGCTCGTATCATGTACATCGGTAACGAGTTAGAGCCTATGGTTAAAGCCATGCTTGATACTTTCGGTAACCAGGCGT